TTATGCATAACTTTTCTTTTTCTTCTTCTTTTTCAAAGATGCTAAATACTTTTCTTTTTTACTAGTTTGTGATTCTTTTAAAGCTTTAGCAGTCGGCGCACCTTTTTCACCAGGCTTTCTCATTTTCTCGCCACTACCAGCTTTTATTCTTTTTCTTTTGGCATGTATATTTGCCCATAAACCTCTTTTAGCCACACTTACATCTCCATTTTCTTAATGCCTTATTTATTCTGCTGTTAGGGTCATTAGCTGTTTTAGCTGATGTCAACCTTTTTTTCATTCCGCACATTCTAGCGCAAAAACTTTTACGTCTTGATTTAGCTTTACCTTTTGGATTTTTCTTTGTTACTGGTGCTTTTAGGTTACCCCCAGTGGCACGATTATAACTGGCACGACCTTTAGCATTAAGGCCACCTGATTCAGATTGACCTTCTTTTTTAGTCCATGCCTGGCTCATTGCCTACACCTTTAATGTTTTGTGCTAATTGTGGATTAGATTGTAGTTGTTGAAATATTTCATCCTCTGACATACCCTCAAACATTGATGGGTCCATTTGCTGACTATTCTGCTTTTCTGTTTGCTTATTAATCAGCCTTTCTATTCCAGGTAATTGCATATTCTCTAAAATATATTCTGGGTCTTGTATCAATCCAGCTTGTGCTAAGGATAATATCTTATCTTCTACATAAGCACGATTGTCAGGTAACATACTACCCACCCTGGCTCTAACCATTGTGTCAATATCATTGAACTCCATACCCATGTAATTAATCTGCGCTTCGTTGCCTTCTGCATCTTTCGTGGCCAGGGTGTGGATAGAACTACCCATATTCTTAATCATTGCAATCCACATCTGTCCTAATATCTGCATAGCCGCATCTAATTGTCTGGCTTTGAAATCTATCTTACTTGTTGCCGCGCTTCTATAAATCTGCGCTTGTACACCACTTGTTACGTTAGGTTCTTGCTTACCCATTGTAGCTTTATTTACACCACTAATAGTTTCAAACATATCTACTAGTAGTTGATAAAAGTTAAAAACATAACCAGGAATACTAGCTGGTTGTAACATCTGTACTGCACCAGGCCCACGCTTTCTTATAACAGCACCTGGCTTATTATTTATCTGGTCTTGCACATCTGCTGTTTCATCTACAACAAACATTGGGTTAGCAATTAGATGTACATTATCCATGACCTGAGATGCAATTCTGTCTAGTGCAAGATTTATACTCTTTAGTCTTTTCGGTTCGGGTTTACCCCAGAACGAATGTGCGCTACCACCATTCTTCATAACAACGTAAGGAAATGGATAAGGACATCTATTCATTTTATCCAGGAACTGATACTTACTAGGCCCATCGTATAGTATGATGTCGTTTGCCATGCAAATTTTTCGTAGCCCACCTGGATATTTTGGTTTGCCAACCTTCGATTTATCAGAATCTTCATCTGTATACTCGACACTTCCGTCTCTCATATACACTTCAACCAGTAAGGCCCGTTCTTCCAAATTTTGCATAGCCTCAGTTTCACCTTCAAAGTAATTAGTCTCTGTCCCATGTGAATCAGTTACCTGGATAAGTGCTTTATCACCTTGTCTTACTTCAGTGATTTTTAAGGCTTCATGTTCCGATAGTTTACCCATCGGCTTTACTAAATGTCCCTTTTCGGGAAATAATTCTTGTATTTCATACATTGGCCTTGGGGCCATGTGGATAATCCAGGAAGCGTTTTCTAATTTTGTAGCGCTAGGATTAACATAAAAACTAAATGGGTCCACTATATCGCAATCAGGTAAATCATCATGCATGTTCCAGTTTAGCTTAACGATACCAGTACCATAGACAAGATAGTCTGTGAGCCATTCTGGAACCAATGTTGCCATATCGCGCATATACCACAAATCATCTATTTGCGCTTGTAAAGTGTTGGCAACGAATTTAGACTCATCTGAAGCACCCACTGGGATAACATCAATCTTCGGAGGCTGAGATGACATAATCGGTATCTGGGTATCAATAACATTAGCTATCATGTCTAAGGTTAACTGGTTTTTATATTCTGGCATGGATAAGCCTTCCCAATGTTCACCCATATATAACTTTTCTGATTCGCGCCATAACTGACTAGTTTTACGTCTAGCCCTTTTAGCGGAATCCATCATACCATTAACTTTTTTGATTAAATCTCGCTCTTCTTGACTGGGCTTGTATTCCATCTAATCTCCTGACTGCTTTAAATCACTTAAGCCACTAGCTGTGGTAATAATATCCATATATGCCTCACGAACATCCGCATCCATTTCATTAAGTTCGTCATCTTCTGTAATTTCAACCCTAAACCATTCATTAGTAGCAAAATCATATTTTTCTATTACCCTCGTAACCCTGGCACTTCTACTTTTTGACTTTCGAACTTTTGCATCAGTTTTTGTATCCATGGTTTGGCTTCTTCTTCCTCTGGTTTACCTATCGCCATCATGGCATATCTGACAGAATCCAAAAGATGGTCAGGTCCAGTTGTATCTAAATCTTCTGGCCGCCTAATGTCATGAACAAGCATCGGAATTGTCTCGATGAATTTCCTACAAGTCTTGAAAACAAAAAACTTAGGTGGCGTTTCTTCATCCCATTTTAGATACTCGCGCAGAAGGTTCCAACCATTCAAGCGGTTATTATTAGCTTTTATTGCATTTATCCCACCTTTTCGTAACAAATCTGCTATTGCCATATGGGACCCAGCAACACCATCTGACTTATTCATATTTTGCGGATTACGAATCCACATACTGGGGTCACCTAAAGTCATCCTATAGTCATCATCGCCACTAATAGCGTTAATTGCATCTATATGACCAGATAGTTCCATTTCGGCCACATAGTACTCCTTGTATAGATAAACATCGCCTTTGGGGCTTACAGCTAACCAACATGTTGCAAATGGTGCTTTATATCCATAGTCTATGCCTCTAAACTTGTACCAGGTACTAGGAATCTTAAATGGTTCAACAACATGCACATCATATCGCCACTGGCTAAAATATTGTCCATAGTAGACATCCCAATCACCATCTAGCCATGCGCGGCGCAATTCTTCTGGTAAACCTTTTAACATGTCCATATATCCTGGGTCCTCGCGCATAAGTGTAGGATTATCATGTATCTTACTTGGTATAAATATTCTTGTTCTATTTGTTATGGCATCATAGTGAGTTTTTTCTGGTTCATTTGATAAAAATCTAGCTTTGAACCAGTTATGACCTGGACCCCCTGGATTACATGTCAGGAATATTTGTGGTGACAATCCTATTGTACTACGACAACTAGAAATAAGTTTTAGATAATCTTCTTCATCACCAATCAATGTAGCTTCCTCAATACCCATTTTATGGTATTCGTGACCCTGATATTTTTGGTACGCTTGTTTATCCATTAAATGCCCAGTTCTGATAATTGCATCAGTGGGGAATCTAAATTCTGCTGGATTACCAACCACATCCACATCCAGATGTTTATACATTTGTGTAGCCCTATCTATGTAATCGCGTAAGTCATCGTAGTTTCTACGGATAATAAGGCCCCTATAAAGTGGATTATTAAGGTATTCGGGGTCTACCATCCATGCCATTAGGCAACTTGATTTACCACCACCCCTGGCGCCACCAAATGCTATTTCAAATTCTTGTCTTGCAAGTGCAAATTTCTGTCTTGGGTGAGGTTCCCAATGTATTTGCATTACTGCACCCCCCAGTATTCGCTTCTTCTGTACTTGCTTTGTTCGTACTTAGTCATATCCTTCCAGCATTTAGGTAGGTATTCAGCACGACTATCACAACCACTTGCCAATCCGCAGTAGGTATATGTATCCTTATCAGCTACACCAGTGCGAATGTTGTAACTGGATTTGGTAGCAAAAGCGCATTTACGATTTATCTTCGGGCATACATCAAACATATTCTTCCCTTGGTTTTATTGGTTGTTTTCACCACTATAAAAAGTTTTTTCATATTCTGTCTGGGACTCCTACATGATATTCGGACCGATGGGACCCGACCAATGGGATGCCCCCCCTCGCAAATAATTTAATCGGTGTCGGTACACATTATAAATATTTTCACGAAGCAGACTGACCCAGCCCATTACAATAACATGCAAACCTCCTCGGTACAGCATCATCTGGCTCACTATTGGCTCACCTCTGGCCCAGGGTCACTAACATCACCAGGGGATTCAGTAGGCAGAAAAGTTTCGCTCACAGCCTGGCCAGTCGTACTGATTTTAGGCGGGTCCAGCGGTGCTTTCTCTGGCAGAACAATGACCCCAGTTATTCCCTTTTGTTCTACTTCTAATTGCATCGCCTTTAAATCTGGGACCAGCTTTGGCAGTA